TGTAGAAATTGTAATAATTATCTACGTTCCCGAAGTGGAATTTGTAATAGTCTGAATTTTCAATGATATATTATAATAGTGAAAGAGATATAAATTGTATCTCTAATTTGTTTATTTTAGGAGGTTTCATTATCATGAAATTAGCAGTAAAAGTATTAAAAGTTGTTTTCTCTATGGGTTTAATTTATTTAGCAGGTGAATACTATGGCAAGTCAGTTGCTGAAGTTTACCTCGAATTAACTGATCCAAAAAGAAAATAATACAAATTACTATGTTACTTAAGAAAGAAAAGAGGAATTTTATTATGTCTACAAAAACAGTTTTAAAAGTTATCTTTGGTTGGATTTTATTGATTGGTACTATGTACCAAGCTAACGTTGTTGGGAAATATGTTGGTGAAAACACAGCCAAGTTAATCTTGGATGCAAAATCAAAATAGCGTAAAATATGGGATACTCAATATTGAGTATCCCTATATCTTCTTTTATTTTTTGCTATTTTACTACGTTCCGAAATAATGATTATTAAGTTCACTCCATTGTACGATATTGTCTCGTAATTCAAGCAACTTCATTATTTTTTCTTCGTTTCCGTTTTGATCATAGAGATCGTTCTTGAGCATATAGTAGATTTTATCAGCAATAGGTTTACTGATACCGTATTTATATCTATCTAATAGCTCCCACCATTTACCAAATCCTAAATAAGATGGAACTTTGAAATTATCCAATCTATCATGATAAATATCATGACATGTTTTACAAAGCATTACCACATTTACTCGATGAGCTTCATGTTCCATTCGAATCATCTCAGCTAAATCAAAAGAAGTAAGAGTACCGTATGTATTAAGAGTATGCTCACAAATAATGTAAGCGATATCAAAGATAGTCAATACATGATGATGCATCTCTAAACTAGCAACTTCTTTTTCTCCAGTTACTGTGATATGTGGATGTAATTGACATCGGTCCAAACCTAAATCAAAAATTAGGTGTGCTTTATAGTGCTTATAGAAGGCACTAGAGCGGAACCGACTAATTGCGGAGTATAGGAATTTACGATATAAATCCACATCCATCAAAGTCTCTTTAGATTGAGAAAAATCAATCTCGTAAGGAGAATTTGGTGAACAGAGTTTTGGATTAAAATCATCGTATGTGAAAATCCCAGGGAACTCCTCTTTAGGGTTAATGAATTCTTGGTGTTGCATTTAGCAAGCCTCCTATAATGATTAAATTGGTAGGGTTTAGGGATTATCTATATGTTATACTGGAAAAAACGAGGAGCTTATACATACTAATAATCATTATATAAAGAAAGGAGTCAACATTGTGGCAAATTATAAAATAAGTAAGACATATTCGAACAATCCATTCGTTGATGAGTTACTTTATTATGTAAAACAATTAGCTTTTGGTGCCGTAATTAAGAATGAGCAAGAAGCAGATAACAATGAAACAGAAGATTCATTAATCCAAGCCGATATGCTTATTATGAGTACCGAAGGTAATGTACCATATGAAATTTGCGAATTTAGTAAAGATCAAATGCTGAAAGTTGGAGTAGATCCAGAGCTTGCTAACTTTATCATTACTAGAAGAACAAATCGTACAGAAAATAGAGCATATAGCTACGATGATATACCAGAAGGTTTGAAAGAACCTTTACGTCAGTTGTATATGAAAGATTATATCAATACGTATACAGAATTGAATGATTATTATCGTACTATTTGTGGTTTGCCTAAGATTGGTGATTATGGTATCCCTCTTAGAGACTATGAATACCTATTACCTGATGGAAACTTATGGAATGCTACTTATGTGCATGAAATAGGAGCATCTGGTGCTAAATTACTTAACTCTTATGGTATTTTAGAACAAATCAAAACAGACTATCCACAAGCGGACTATCTTAACTATATTGAATGTGGTATTACTCCATATTCTGCTCGCAAAGCATATGGATTCCAATTATTGTATACCCCTACAATTGAAGAAGAAAATATTGCTGAGCAATTTAGATATAATTATGAACAAAACCGTATCTATGTAAGATATGCTATTTATTCTGAAGCATTCAAATACAATTCAGACTTCTACTGTAACTTTATCTGTCTATTAATTCTATTATTGACTATGACAGAAATGTTATCTAAGATTCAGGAGAATATCCTTAAGTATGAATTACTAGATAGACCATGCGTAGAAGCAATCTTTGAAAAGTTTGGTATGGAATACTATAAATCCATTCCACTCAAATACCAAAAACGTATTGCTAAGAATTTGAATAAATTAATTCATAATAAATCCTCTGCAAGAGGTATGTTTGATATTGTAAATCTATTTGGTGTAGAAAATCTTACTATCTTTAGATACTTTATCCTTCGAGATAGACAACTAGATCGTTGGGGTAACTTCGTCTATGAAGAAATGGTAACTAAAGATTCTCGTTGGAATGATATGCTATTAGAAACCAATGTAGAACGTAAGATAAACGATCTTACTATCCCATATCCATTTGAAAACTTCCTTGAAAAAGGTAATGTGATGGATGTGTGGTTTAAGAGAGATAATAAATGGGTTAAAGCTACTCGTGGTACTGACTATGATGTAAATAACTATGACCATTTAGAAATCAAACCAAATGGTTTAGGTAATGGTGCTACTGATATTAGATATAACTTCTATTATGATGATAGAACCAAAGGTGGTAATAATAAGGTAGATACAGATAATTCATTATTCATGAAATTAGATGTAGCTAAGATGAGCCATAATAAGTTCAAATTTACTCCACCTACTCCTAACTATATCTCTAGAGGTAATGATTTAATAGTATTCTTAGCTGGTGAACCATTACAAAAAGATGCTTATGACATAGATATCAAAACAAATACTATCACTATTAAACCAACTTATGGTGGTACTACAGATAGAGAAGTATTTGTACTATATCTCTATAATAATTATTCTAATACTAAATTCTCTAGAGTTGATGTATTATCTGAAGATTATGATAAAAAGATCTTTAAAGTACCTGAACCATTTACTAACTACTGTGCAAATGGTAATGGTTTCTTCTTAACCCATAACGGTACTTTTATTTCTCCTAGTAGATATACATTCATCGATACTAATACTATTCAATTAAACGATACTGATGCGGTACAATACGGTGTTAATCTTACATTCAACTTCATTTATGCTGAAGCTGCAGTATATTCTGATATTACATTAAAAACTCATGTAGAAGTTCTTGAGCATAATGAAGATAGACAAATTGAATTCAAACTTCACCCACCTATTGAAAACTATTTCCGTACTGGATATAAAGTCTTCGTTAAGATCAATGATAAATGGTTAGAGCAAGATTGGTATCAAGCTTATAATAATACTTTATCATTTAATTCTAGAGCTATTGGTGCTAGAAAGACAGATAAAGTAGAAGTTATTTATAGATATGGTCCAGCTGGTATTGAAGCTACTAATATTTCTATGAGTACTCAACGATTAGAAGTTGGTGCTAAAGAACAAACTGTTTATCCTAATCTTAAATTCCCAGTTGATGGTTTTACTGCTAAGAATGGTAAAGTAATTGTCGATGTATATGGCAAGTTCCTAGAACCTAACCAATATACTATCAATGAACAAACAGCTACTCTTACTATTAAAGATAAAAACCTCATTACAGACGTTGGTACTACCATTAATATCTCATATCTTTATGGTATCGAATCTTCTGAAGCTATTAAAGTTACAGAAGAATTAATTGAAGTATCCAGAGATGGTCAAACTGATTTTGGTATCAATGTGCCATTCTCACCTTACTTTGCAACTCTACAAGGTGCTATGGTTTCTCATAGAACTCGTATCGTAAATCCAAATAATATTAAATTTACAGATACAAGCGTTTCTATTAAAGGTAGAAACTTTAAGAAAGGTGAAACCTTCTCCATTATCTATTTCTTCAATAATAAGTATTTGCTCAATGCAGCTAATAGAGTTATTATTGAGAATAAAACTATTACTACAGAAGATGCTGTTGATAATGATTTACAAATCAAGATTCCAGTTCCATTTGAAAACTTCATTCAAAATAATTGGAAATGGTATGTAAGTTCTAATGGTGTAGTTATAGACCCAAGTCTATATGAAATAGTAAATGGCAACTTATCCTTCAAAAACCCTAATGATGTATTGAAGTATCCTAATCTTACATTTACATTCATTTATCTAGATGATCCTTACTATATCTTCGAATCTTCTGAAGAAGATGTAGATAAAAACTTCGATTTAAAATTCGTTGGTGTTCCTCTAGATAGAGAATACTTCGTAGATGACATTATGGCTAAGTCTAATATCAAACCTTATGACTTAATGACATTAGAAGATGTATTCTGGGATGGTGTAGGTGCTGAAGATGATTTGGTTACAGCACATGAGAAAGTTAAACATCAAATTCTTAAGAAGAAGTTTAACTATGCTCGTACTAAATACTTTGCTATTAACTACTTGATGGATATTGCAGATATGTCATTCCAAATAGCTTATTTCTATAACCTATTATTCGATGATTATCCTGCAGAAGAAGACTTAACTGTTGCTCTTCCTAATATTTCTACAGCAAAAGAATTTAAGATTGGTCATGTATTCTCTTATCTTACAGCTTTAGCTTATCTTGATCAAGATACAGAAGATAAGATTATGGATACTCCATCTAAGATCATGTATATCAAAGGCTTTAATATGCACGCTGATTTACCTGCTCTTAAGAAAGAAATTCTTAAAGCTAGACAAACTTTAGACATGTATCCAGTATGGGACTTCTTTATTCCAGAGAAACGATTAAAATCTATAGAAGAGTTCACCACTCAATATAAAACCAATAAAAAGGTTTATGATACAATCACTTATGGTATGGGTCATGCTACTAAGTATAGATACTATAAGATCTGGAAAGATCTATATGATTCTATGATGATTACTGAGTTCAATCTTACTTACTTTAAGAAATCCGATGGTCATACTGCCACTACATTTACTGATTTCTTGAAAGATAAAGATACTGTTCTTTATAACAGTATCAAACGTATTGCTTCTATCACAGATAGAAGTACTCGTAAAGAAAAGATTGCGGAAACTGTATCTAACGTAGCATATCTATTGGAAAACTACTTTGGTGGTTATGAATTCCATCATATCTTTGATAGATTCCCTGGTGCATCTGAAACTTCATTGATGGATTATGCTTTTACTATCATAAACTTCTTTAAATCTTATAAGATTTCTATGATTTCTAAAGGTGACTTTATTCAATTTAGTAATAATGATCCTCGGATTAACTTTATCCGTCCTATCGATGATATTGAAATAACAGTAAACCTCAATAAGGTTGAGTATTTTGATATCGATATGAATGTGACTTATGAATCTGCTATTCATACTTCTAAATATGAAAAGATTCCTGTGTATGATAGATTGACTATCAAATCTACTAGTACTAATACTGATCCTAAGTTTGACCAAGAGTTCGTTGTCCATATTCAACAAACACAAAACCAAACTATTAGAGTTCTTCATAACGGAGAATACTATACTGAAGACTTCTTTGCTAAATATGGTGATGAATTTGAAGTAGAAATTATTCCAGATGATGGTTATAAAGCAGGTTATCCTTCTTATAATAAAGGTATTGTAGTAAAAGATCTTACTATTACAGCAACTCCTGCTGTTTCTACTAACTATCGTGTAGTTATTAGACCACCGCATCATACTACAATTACAGTATATGAATTTGATCCAGAAAATCCTGATAATGTATTGGCTACTCATACTGAAACATTTGAAGTTAAAGCTGGTACTAGAATTGCTGTAGATGTAGATAGTGATTTTGGTTGGACTCCTGGTGTAGCTAATATCACTTCTGGTATCATTAACCATTATACTATTATTACTGCTAGCGAACCAATTAGACAAACTTCTAAGTTTACTATTGGTCACGTACCAGCACATCAAAAGATTAAACTCAAAGTCTTTGATGATGATGGTATCGGTTATCAAGTATATACAGTAAATGGTAATGATAGTACAGATGGTAAAGGTGTAGATAATAAATACTTTAATATTCCTACATTTGTTGGTGTTAAGTACGAAGCCAAGATAACTTCTGATTGGGGTTATGATCCATCTCCATTAAAATATAACCTTCCTGAAAAGGATATGTTTAGAAGTGACAATGTTGTATTTGATTTAGAAGATACTCAGCTTACTCAATTTACATTCACTATAGATAAATTCGAAGATCAAACTATCTCCGTTGTAATTGATGGTGTAACGCATACCGAAACTTTCAAAGTTCCATATTTAACTGAATATGAAGTAAATATTGAAGGTAAAGGTAATCATGTACAAGGTAAGTTACTAGTATATGATAAAGATGGTATTCGTGTTCCATCTACAGGAATTGTAAATGGTGATATGAGAGCTACTGCAACAGCTTCTAGAATTGCTAGAGATTTTAATATCAAAGTAATTCAATCCGATAAACAACAAATCACTGTTCGTTACGATGGAACTGATCATACAACTTCATTTGTAGCTAAAGAAGGCAGACAATACTCTGCTACTATTGTAAGTATGGATCCTAACTATGATGCTGGTGAAATTTACAATAAAGAAGGTATCGTTCGAGGAGATACTGTAATCTATGCAACTCCTGCAACCACTAAAGTATGTAGAGTTAATATAGAACAAGATGACCACCAAACTATAGTGGTTACATTAAATGGTAAAGAATATACCGAATCGTTTGATGCTCACTATGGTGATTTAATTACAGTAGCTGTAAAACCAGATAATGGATTTATAGCTGGTGCTCCTAGTACTACAATGGAACGATTAACTTCTCCTAGTATAAATATCGAAGCTGGCATGCCTACTAGAAAGAAATTACAAATTCATGTTCGTAATCCATGGCCTACACGTCAAACTATGAACGTTAATTTAAATGGTATCGATTATCCTATTACTCAAGCTGATCAAATTATCCAAGCTAACTTTGGTGATGTGTATCTAATTACTAATAGTGATACATTTGGTTACTATCATACTAATTATACAGTAAACGATGATATTGTTCAAACAGATACAATCGGTTATTCTGGTACTGTTACTTACAATATTGACGTCACTGCAGAAAAACCTAGAGCTAAGTTGTTTAATGCTACTATAACAGATAGAAAATATCAACACGTTAAAGTTAAATTCTATGATGAAGATA